ATTTTGACTTCATCACCAGCCTTGTAGTCACGGTCTAGCTTGAGTGAGCCTGTAAGATCAGGTGCTTTGTCATGCTTTTTGTCAAAGTTAGTGAGTAATGATCCGAACCCTGGATTGTGTGTGTATGCCATTATCTGCTCCTTATTGTGGCGATGGTTTCAAGTAATTTAGCGGTTTGCTTGCCATTCCAAGACTTCATAAAGGTCTGGTTTGCATCCCGTAATGCGTTGTGCTTTTGCATCTTTTCTTCGTTGGTTAGCTTAGGTGCGTCATAAATGCGTTTAACCAAATCAGCAAATCCAAGCTGCCAATCTTCAACCGTAATGTAGGTTGCGTAAGGCTCTGACTGATTAGGCACGAATAGAGCGTGTTTAGCCAGTCCAAAACGGTTTGTTGGTAGCTCACCATTATCTAGCTGTGGAATATCCTCAGCCATGTCGCTAAACGGTGCTTTGATGACTTCTACATCACCAGGCGCAGCTTCATCAACCACTTCCACTTTTCCTAGATTTTTTGGTGTGGGAACTGGCGTAAAGGCTTCCACTTCTTCAGGGGTGTAGTACCCTGTGACTGACCCTGGATAAACTGATCTAATACCTTCTGATATACAACGGCTTCGTAGCATCGCTCTAGGGAACTTTTGCCATCCACTTCCAGGTTTAACAAGACCGATTTTGGTGGCTTGCTCGATAGTCCATGTAACCGCAAGGTTACCCCCGTTGGGATGTGAAAAAACTCCTGTAACTCGCTCATCTTGGTATTCCTTCCATTCGACCTTACCGCCAGCATTTTGAAAACGGGCTAACATCGCATCTGCCTTTAATGCTGGTCTGCCTTGAATAATGTGAAAGTCCCGTGCAGCCGTAGCTGGGTGTAGTCCTTCCGCTTGAGATACCGCCATCAAAGCCAAAACGCTATTTTTGTCCTTCATGCCAAATAAGCCTGAGGCTGCAATAGCACCAGCCATTTGCTCCATTTCTGAAAAGGTGACTAAATTAGACATGGATTTTCTCCGCTAGTTCAATTACTAAATCAATGACACTTGTGGCAGCCATAATCCATACAGCAATATCAATATTTGTCATTGTTTTTCTCCCTGTAATGCACGCTTTCAATTAGTTTTTGAATAACAAACTTTTCTTTATCATTCATGCCTGTGAAATATTCATTGAATTCTTTTGAAGTTCCACCAAGCATGAAATATTTGTATAGAGAATCAACAGCGAACCATTTAAATCTTCGTCTTTTAGACTGCAATCGTTGGGTAAAATATTGGTAGTTGTAATCCAATTCTTGACTAATTTCTTTACGGGTTTTACCTTCAGAAAATAGTTCAACTAACTTATCAATACCATCCTCTGACCAAATTGTTTCTTCTTTAGTAGGGATTTCACCGTCAATCTTAGTTTCAATTATTTTGACCTTGCTATTGTGGTCAATCATCAAGTTAATAAAAGTTCTCATTTGAGTAAAAATCTCCTCGCCCCTGGCTGTTCTACGACAAACTGATCGTAAATGTCAGGCATAGCTTGTTGAAATAAAGTGGCTGAAAAGCGTTTAGAAGGCTTAGAAGACTTCCAAGTGGCTAAAATCGTGCCATCGATAGCTTGAAGCGTGTCTTTCTCCCCAAGCGCATTACGGATAAGCGTTTCAAGTGTTTCCGCACCAGCTTCCATATTTTTGATTTGGTTCTTGAGGTCTTTGAGTTGCGTGACTGCCATCTCCAGTTGGTTGGTTGCGGTGATACTGCCCTCATAGCCGACAGGATAGACGATCTTCGTCTGCTCCACAGTCTGCGCTTCTGGAACTGTTTGAGCTTTAACATGACCCCAAAAGACAGCCATTTTCCGTAATAGTTCATCTTTTTCTTCCTCTGTTATCTGAAAATGGAACGTAACAAATTCCTGACCACCAAATAAAACAGCAAGATATATATCGTTGATATTGTGGCAAGCAGCCTCATGGACAAGCTGGGCATAATCAGCAGCGGGAATGACATTAGCATCAGAATCGAACTTATTGCGAACTCCTGCGTTGTAGTTCTTAGCCTCAACAAGTGTGCGACCATCAGCAGAAATGAAATCAAAGTGACTCCTAAACCAATCGTTAGTGGGATGTGATAAAGCATAGTCAGCGTCCTTTAACTCAATACCGTGTTTATCTTGAAATAATCTGCCGATTACGGGCTGCATGACATGACCCATCTGCACCGCCTCTACGTCAGATAGATCAGGGATAGGCAATTTGCCTTGCTTAGTCAAAATGGCATCTACAGCCCTACCATTAGCAGCCTTACGACTGTCTCCAGACCACCATGCAGAATTGCGCACTTCAGGCGCAAAATCGTTTCTATCGTTAGCCATTATTCGTCCCTCGCTCTTAACATCTTGTCAGCCATTTCGTAAGCATCAGAGGACAAACCAGCCATCCACCCAATCGGATCGGCTTCATCTAATCCTTTAGACAAAAAATTATTGATAAGTGCTTCCATGGCTTTAGCTGCAAAGTAATCACGCAAATCCAAGCCTAAATGATCATCAGGACCTATTAAATTGGTTACTGGAAAGACTTTCATCATGCCCCCTTAGCCAAAATATTTAACAAAGCTAGAAAATGGTTTACTTGCTTGCGATAAAACTCGACTTGTCCTTGCAAATCAGCGATCTGATCTGAGGCTTGTGCTGATACATTGCCAGCGTGATCTAATGCTTCTCTCAAGGTCTTAATGGTTTCCTCAAGCCCCGCAATGCGATCCTTTGGGGATACCTTAGGAAATTTAGGTTTATTTTTACTGCCTTTAGTGCGTGCCATGTTATTACTCCTAGTTAGGTTATTTACTTGCCGAAAGGGATTTTAGAAAGGTCGTCAAGGTCGGCATCCTTAACGCTTGTGGGTTCAAATACTCTTGGCTCATACCACTTGCCATCTTCACCGCAATAACCACCAAAACCCATTTCATGCAAAACATAAGAATCTGGGTATCTCATATCTTTGCATAGGGCGAACTTGGGGCTACCTGTTACTAAATCAGTAGGTAAATTGGGGCTTTCACAAGTAGCGGGAACAGTTTGATGTTCTCTGTAATGTTTACAGTCTTTACAAAATTTCATTTGTTTACTCCATTAGTGTTAGGAAATTAGAATATTACAGCATTAGTTTTTATAACACAATAACATTTTAATACTTGACTAATGGAAAGGGTTTTTATGGGACTTCAACCAAAACTTATATCTCAAAACTTTGTTTACATTTGGTAACCAGACCGCTGCCCCTTAGAGCTGGGATATTCGCAGCGTAAGCCTATGCCTGTAGGCGTAGGATTAAAGCACCCTCTGTAATGAAATTAACATTAAGAAAATTGAAAAGAAGAAACCTCACCCCTAACTATTATTAGGGCTTAGAGGCTTTTTTAAGCCTGTCACGATTGTTTATCCTGCCAAGTTGTCTTGGCTTCGTTTATTCCCTTTGGTGTGACTCCATGCGGGAGGGGTGGGTTATGCCCCCATTCCAGGGGAACAAAGAACCAATAAAAAACCCTTTAAAAGACATTCTGTTGTAGAGATGATTGGGTAATGCCTCTTTTTTCATTACCTAATCAAACAAAATGCCTATTAAAGGGCTTGTTTATGAGTTCTCTACTCCTCAATGTGCGAATACTAACACAACTTATCCCCATTGCAAAGCCATAGCGTCAGCAATGCCTTGAAAGGTCACAGAGCGAGCTTTAGCACGAATACCCCCTCTGAGTGGTAGCAGCGAAGTTTCGTAATACCATTTTGACATTTTTTTACCCCCTGCGGTGGTAATCACCTCCCCCTTGCTGACTATGTTGGTCGGCTCTAATTTGGGCAAACCTTTTAACCAAAGACAAGTGGCTTTCGTGGTTTCGTGCCCAAATTGGTAGGGGTGAATGATTTGGTCAGGCTTTCGCCACCTGCTAGACATTATCCCTATTGGGTTCTCTAATGCTATTTTAGGAATTGGCAACCGAGCCAAGTCCATAAAAAAAGATATGGCATCTTCCCTCTGTTGATGCCTGTCAGGATACTTTTTTGCATACTCAGGGTTAAACCACTTATTACCTGCTAGGGTTAAATAAGTGCAAGGAGGGTGAGCAATCATTAGATCAAAATTACAATCTTTTTTCAAAAATTCGAAAATATCGCCCTCAAAGTGTGCTCCAGGGGCTTCGGTTGGGAGTAGATCGCAGCTTATAGCCTCATGCCCTCGTTTTATAAAAGCATCTCGAACCACTCCCGAAAACTCACACGCTACCAGAACCCTCATTTTAATCTCCGCAGAAACACGCAATACCCTCATCATCCCCAAGGTCAAATTGGGTCTGCCCACCATAGTGCCCTCTGTGGGTTTTCTGAAATGAGGCTCTGCGTAATCTTTGCCCCTTTTAGAAAGCAGAGGTCACAGTTTCCGTGAAGTGTCTTTCCTCCTATGTTTGGCAACCCTAAATCAAAAGGTTGACTCTCCCAAAACTTGCCAACATCCAAAGCGGTTACTCCCGCTGATACTAATGGAGTCCTCTCTCTGTCAATCTTGGCAGCTCGCCTAGGCTCATCTGCCCTTATACCGACCCAATCCATGTTCTCATTGTGCTTCCACCCCAAGGACTTTAAGAACTTGTGAATGGTTCTGATCTTAAGCTCAACTGTGCAAAACCTTGTCACAGGATTAGGGAGGTAATTTTTCTTAGTAATTAAAGCCTCGAACGGCTCTCCTGACCTGCTGGCGGTAAAAAAGTCCACCTCTGCGAACTTGGGGTCATCGGCTCTGTATTCTAACCAATGAATTTTGACCTTCCAATTTTCCTCGCAGTCGTGAACGAATTTAAGCGTGGCTTCCTCTTCTTTGCCTGTATTTGCGAAGCAGACGATTGCCTCCTCTGGTAATCCGTTATTCGATTGGAGAATCCTCCAAAGCATATAAGCAGAAGTCCTACCGCCTGAAAAGCTGATGACGGTAGGTTCTAAGATTTTAAAAGGGTCGCTCATTATCAAAGTATAAGAGCTACCGCTATCAAGATGACAACCCCAAACCAAGCGCAAGCGCCAATGATTTTGTCTTCAAAGCTATCTTCCTTATACATTTTCCATCTCCTCTATTTTGTAGGTTTCTTCTTCTGCGTCAATAAAACTCCAATTACCCGCCCTATCCCATGCAATCTCTTGAGCTTCTTCGGGGCTATTAGCCTCAATCCTAAAGGCTTGAGAAAAGGTTTCAGTCCTAGTCAATATCACTTCGTATTTCATATTAAAACTCCCTTCTTCACGGTTGATTTCCAAGCATTAAAAGAAAGGGCTGTAAGCCCTTGTTTTGCACACCAATAGGCATAAGCCTTGTATTTGTCCTGTTTGCTCATGCTTGCTTCTCCAACAAATTAGCCCAACATTCCAACTGATAGAGGCTGACATTGTCCACCTCAATTTCTTCTTCTTCTCCGTTGTTGTAATTGGTCCACAATGCCCAAATAGTGTCAGACCCTAAACCGATGTAAAGCGTAAAAGGGTAATCTTCAATCCATAAATAGACATTACCGCTTGTAGTGTTCTCATCTGCAAAACCATAGCCCGATAAATCCATGCCAAGTTCTGACGCTTTGGTAATGAGTAAGCCAATTTTGCGAGTTGCGTTGCTGCATAAGTTAGATTTAATTTCCATTTTTAACTCCAGGTTAGGTAAGTGTTGTTTTTGTGCTGGCTTTGTTTTTCTTCCGATCAGGAAACAAAAGAGCCGAAAAGCCCCGCCAGTATGTAAGTTTCGCAAGCCTCGCAAGCCTCTTTGTAAGTCTTGAAGAATTCATCGTGTGTAATGATTTCGTCTTTAGTGCCAACCTTGTCAAACCATTGGCAAACGAAACCACCCTCAACTTCTGCACACTCTACAAAGTCATCAAGCAAAGCCCAATTTGCTAAAGGCTTGTCGTTGTCATCGTCATAAGTTCCTGTGTAAAAGCCATCATTGATGGCATACAAAGCACAGTCAATCATGAAGTCATAAGTTTGATATACAGGAGAACTTGTATCAACTGTGTAGCCCTCCTTGCCTTGTGTAGCGGTGATGTTTACTACAACTTCATTAGTGTTTGCATCGGTAAATACTAGTTTCATGTTAAATCTCCTAGTTAGGTGTTAAGAGTTGTTACTGGTAAAACAGTTATAATATTACACTATTAGAATAGTATGTCAATAGGTTATCATACAATTTATTAGTTATATTTTTAAAAAGTTACAT